AGCGTTCCCGTCCGGTCAACGCTTCCCACTGGTCGCGGCATTCCGACCCGCACCACCGGCGCACGTCGTCCAGTACCTCGTCGCAGTGCAAGCAACGGCCCGTCGCCACGGGCCCAGCGGGGCGGCGCAACCGCTGGGCTTCCTCAATGCCGCGCTCAATCTCAGGCGCTGCGCGGTCGGCATCATCCATTGCGTTTCTCCAGTTCGATGAGCAGGTCTAGAAAGTGGCGAGCTTTCTCCAGGTCTTTGATGCCACCCTTTGCACGCCAGCGGGTCACGTACTTGATGACGCTGCCCTCGGCAAACGGAATGCCGTTTGCGTGGATGTACTCGATAGGCTGGATTTTGAGGTCTTTGTAATGACCCCCGGCCACTTGCACGTCCAGGGCGCTTTGTTTTTCGACGCGCTCCACCCCGCCCGGCAGGGTGCAGTTGCAGCTTGACGGCAACACGCCGCATCGTTCGCAGAGTTTCATTTTTTCCCTTTCAAGTAATCCAGCAGGATGTCCTGCACTTCGCGCTTTGATGCCCGGCGGGCCATCACCAGTTCGTCAATTGTTCCTGTTGCCACAATGTAGTGGATGAACGTGGGGCGGTCTTTGCCTGCCTGGTACTGGCGCATCGGGCCGACGCGCTCGATAACCTGGTCGTGGTACTCAAGGTTCCAATCCTGGGCAAAGAACACCACGGTATTGCAATGTTCTTGCAACCCGTCAACACCATGACCCATGCTCTGGGGGTGGCCCAGCCACAGCTTGCCCTTGCCCGCCATGGCCCGCGCCATGTGCTCGGGCTTGCTTAGGTCCAACGCATCGGGAAAGGCGCGCAGCAAGCGTTCGCGGTCGCTTACAAACTGATACACTACCAGCAGGGGGTCGTCGCCCGTCTGTTCTGTCAGTTCGGCCAGTGCGTCCAGCTTCTCGAAGTGACATTCGACCCACTTGCCCTGGCCGTAGCGCTCGGCGTCAAGGTACACCGCGCCGTTCGCCAACTGCAAACATTTCTGCGACTTCGCGGCGGCGTTCAGTGCTTCGACCTCGCTACCCTCAATCATCGTGAACAGTTCGCGTTCCATTTCCCGGTACTTTGCCCGCGCGCTGGCTGGTAGTTGCACCTCGATGGTGTTTACGATTGGCTCGCGCAGGTCGAACCAGTCGCGCGGGTCCAGGGTCAAGCAGATGTCAGAAAGGCGCTGCTGTATTTCTTGCTGCGCGTGCTCTGCGGGAACCCAGCGCGTGAACTGCTGGCCCCCACCTTTTGCAACGGGGCGAAACCATCGTTGCTGGAAAGCACTGAACGTGCGGCCCAGGCGCTGGCCAGCGTCAAGGAACCACGTTTGCCCCCACAGGTCGGCCAAGCCGTTGCTGGCCGGGGTGCCGGTCAGGTTGATCCAGCGTTCCGTCTGGGAGTGCGCCACCTTTGCCAGCGCCTGGGCGCGCACGGTGCCCTGCCGGGACCGGAAGCCTTTGAGCTTTGTCGATTCGTCGGGCACCACCATACCGAAGGGCCACGGCTTGCCATCGAACTGGTCGCGCAGCCACTCCAGGTTGTCGTAGTTGGTGACGAACACGGGGGCATCGCGGCGCAGCGCGGCCTTGCGCTGGTCAGGCGTGCCCACCACCGGCACCACCTCGAGCCCGCGCAAGTGTTCCCACTTCGCGGCCTCGTTGGCCCAGGTATCGCGCGCCACGCGCAGCGGCGCCAACACCAAGGTGGGCCGGGTCTCGCCCCAGACGTTGTGCAAGTAGTCGATAAACGTCAGGCCCATCACGCTTTTACCCATGCCGGGCTTGGCGAACAGGGCGCAACGCGGATTGTCTGCGAAATGCTGCATGACCCGCCCGTGGTAGGGGCGGGGGGTGAACTTGCGGCGGGTCATTTTTTGAACGTGGGCAGGGGGGCCCAGTGGGTGTACCAAGTGTCGCCCGTGGTCAACATGCCGTACTGCGCCACGCCATAACGGCGGTTTATCAGTTGCAGCTTGGTTCCGCGCGGCGTGTCCTTGTCAATCGGCAGCCAATGGACGCCCGTGTCCACCACGGCGGCCTTATCGTTTGTTTGCTTTATCATTTAACGCCTTCCTGATGCGCTCGACTTGCCGCGTGCTGACACCTTCTGCATCGGCAATCGCCAGCGGTTTAACCCCTTCGGCTATTTGGCGCAAGATGCGCGCCCGACGAGCTCGCTGCTCCTCGGCCTTGTGCCACGAGGCCAGGCGCGTTTGGATGCGCCCCATGGTTGTTGCACCGAGGAGCACCGTGACGGGTAACTCATAGGTGGCGATCCGGCGCCCGTCGTCAGTGAGATAGCGCCGCCAGCGCATGCCATTGCGCATTCTGGTTTCCAGGCACTTCATGGCGCCACCCTGCCAGCCGTGAGGCCGATCATGCCTAGCGTGTTTTGCTTGACGCGGTAGCGTGCGGTTCGCTGGGCTGGCGACATCTTCGCGCGCTTTGCATCGCGGCCCGGCCCGATCTTGTAGACTTTGATCGAATCCCGCCCGCGCCCGTCTTTGTCCCACGACGCGATATGTGCAGCACCAGCGGCGTGCAGTTCGCGGGTGTATTGCAGGACGGTCACGTAGTGCAGGCCGGTCAGTTCGGCCAGTTCCTGGCAGTTGTAGTTCCCGTCGAGCATGTGCAGCACAAGCTGGGCATAGGACAAGGCGCCTACCTTGACTTGTTTACGGGGCGTTCGTTTGGTTGTCATTTTTTCCGGCGTAGAGTTTGATTGCCTTGCCACTGTTCACCAGCTTCGTGGCGTAGTTGATTGCTTTCTCCATATCACCCACAGTGATACACTCCATCTGCTGGTCGTGCAGTTCCAGCAGGTCGCGTAACGCCTGCAACTCGGGGCCCGTGGCCACGTAGCGTTTCAACTTCACGTAGCGCTCACAAATTGCTACAAGTGCGGCCTGACTGCGGTCAGTCCACGCTTCAAACTGCGAGCCGAACCCCAGATGCGCCAGGCTCTGGGCGATGTTGTGCGCAGCCACCAGTTTCTCGATGTGCTCACGTGTCGCGGTGCCCGTGGCTAAGTCGGCGAAGGCTGCGGTGGTCACCAGCTTCAGGTCCAGCAGGTAGGTTTCGTGGTCCGTCACTGGCTGCACCGTCTGGAGCACGTAGGCCAACGGGTTAACCAGCGGGCGAGGGCGGTACTTGCTGCGCTTTCTCATCCCAGCAGTTCCTCCACGGCTTCAATACTGTCGATTACCACCACGCGCTGGCCCATCTTGCGCATTCGGTAGTGCTCGCGCAGTTGGTGGGCTTCGGGCTTGACGCCGGTTGCTTTTAGCTCTACCCAGATGGTGCCGATATATTGATCCGTTTCCGGGTCAAGCGGGCGCTGGCCGATAGGCAACATCACCAGCCGATCCGGCGCGCTGCGGCGACCGACCCATTGCACCTTGCGCACCTCGCCGCCCCGTTCCTTCACGCGCTTGACTAGGTGCGCTTCGATTTCAGACTCACGCACGCTCAACCCCACACCAGCAAAATGAACCCGACACCGGCGGCGGCGAGCGTACAACCGAACAGCACCACGGCGTCGGCGGTATCGTTGCGCCGCTGGCGCTCGATGGGGTCGGCGCTGGGGATAAACACCGCGTCGTGCATGCTGCGTGGGGTTGTGAAATGGGAGGGTTTCATGGTTTGCATCCTTGCTGTTTCGGGACAATCCCCGCGACAGCCCCGCACGCGGGGCTGGCACTGGTGCTGTCAGGCTGCGTGCTTTGCGAAAACAGACTCATACCAGCGGGGTTCGTGAAAAAACCCAGGGGTTACAGCCCAGGCATGAAGTCCAGTAACACCAAACTCAAAGCTGTAGGTGCCGTCGGCGGACGGTCTGCCCACCCGCGCTCCAATTTCCTTTTGCCAGTCAGCGCTGAAACGCGGGTCTGCGCGAAGCTCTGCAACTATTGTGGCAATTTGGCTTTGTGTGAATTTCATGCTGTTTCTCCGGTATGTTGTTGACGTGTGAATTGTAGCACTTGCTAAATGCTACGGGCAAATAAAAACCCCTCGGTGGGGTAGGGTATTAGTTGCTTTTCAGTTCCTCTATCTCGGCGGCCAAGTCGTCTACTTGCCCAGCCAGCCTATCGTTTTCGGCCTGAAAATAATCAAGGTCGGCGCGCAGGTTTGCGTCACCGTCAACTGCGCGGGCGTGGGCGTGCGCAGCGGCCAGCGCCGTGTCGCCGTTGGCGTAGTGCCA